AACTTTTTCTACCCTCAATCGGGTAGTGATCAAATTGATAGATGTGCTACTTTTAATTATGCAGAAAATTTATGGACTACAAGTTCATTAGGTAGAACTACATGGATTGATGCCACTGTGTTTAGTAATCCTTATGCAACTGATTATAGTTCAACGGCAACTCCAGTCTTTGCATCTATCTTAGGAATTACAAATAAATATGGAAGCAGCATGTATTATTCTCAGGAAGAAGGAACTGATCAAGTAGATAGTGCCGGGACCACTTCTATTAATGCTTATATTAGATCTGGAGATTATGATATTACCACAAGAAAAAGTGCCTTAGGTCAAGCCACAGGTGTGGTGGATTATAGAGGAGATGGAGAGAATTTTATGTCAGTTAGAAGATTTATTCCTGATTTTAAATTATTAACAGGTAATGCCAAACTTACTTTATATGTCACTTCATATCCTGATACGACGGCAGTTAGTTCTCCTTTAGGGCCCTTTACGGTTACCTCAACTACAGACAAAGTAGATACTCGAGCTAGAGGAAGACTCGTTTCAATTAATATTGCTAATGACTCTACTGGGGAAACTTGGCGATATGGAACATTAAGATTAGACGCACAGGCAGATGGGAGAAGGTAGTGGCTAAAATTACTATTTATATCCCCGAACCTAAAGAAGAATATGAGGTTAATAACCAAAGGTTGATTTTAGAATCCTTAGATAGTATGAAACAACAATTAAATTTTTCTTTTCAAGAGGATATGAAAAATGAACAGGATGCTTTTAATTATTTTTTATCATAATGACTATACAATATAAAAATCAAGGTTTTAAACAAGCCGATGTAAACAAAGCTACAGTGCTTACTTGTCCTACTGATGGAGTAATTATAGTTAAAAGTATATATTGTGCAAATAACGATGCCTCATCCTCTATTCTGGTAAATATGAATTTAGTTGATTCATCTGATTCAAGCACTGAGTATGAATTTTTTCGAGATGATTTAGCTGCTGAATCGCAAGTAAACGCCTCACCTCAAGGCTTGAATTTAGAAGCAGGTGATGCTATAACTGTGCAAGCAGCAACAGGCAGCAATAAAATACAAGGTGCCATAAGTTATGCTTTAATAAATAGAGAGAATGAAAACGGATAACATACATAAGATTGATTGTACTACTATAACGACTTATAGAAATACAAGAACTGGTGAAGTTTATAAAGAAGTGAAAGAAGGCCCTGATATAGTTACAGATGTAACTGTTCAAGTTTCACCTAAGGGTTTAGACATGATGCAGAAAGTATTAGTTAATAATAATGGAAAAAAAACTTGATATATTATCCATAGATTGTGATTGGATAATAAATTTTAAACAACAAGAAGAGCTTTTAAGCTTTGCAATCCCCATCATTTATAATCATGCGGATGTTAAAACTGCCTATTCCCATAAAGAAATATATCCGTTATTTACTCATGGTTATGATGAGTATAACTTAATAAATATAGACCATCACCATGATTTTCATTATGATGAAAAAAAGTTAGATGTTTTAAATGAAGGAAATTGGTTATATCATTTATCTAATGTATTCAAAAACAAAATTAACTATACTTGGATATCTAACCCTCATTCTATTCATATTTATCTTGACCGTCTTAAAACTTTAAAATCATTTACTTTTGATAATAATATTGATTATATAAAACAAAAAAAATTTGATAAAATATTTATATGCTGTAGTCCGGATTATGCTACTACCCCGGAAGTTATTACAGCTTATAAAATAATTGAAAGAATAGTTAATGATAAATAAATCTCCTAAAGGGGGCACAGAGTTACAGTTTGATTATTTAAGAAAATATGTTGATCCTAAATTATTAGATCAAGTACAAATTACCACATCTGTACCAGAAAAGATTCCACTACATCCAACTAAGATGAATATTCTCTGGCAAAAAAATTCCTATGATCAACCGAATCTGGCACCATGGTTCAAAGATAAAAACAATCATAAAAAATATGATTGGTATGTTTTTAATTCCCATTGGACCTATGAAAAATTTAGACAGTTTTTTGATATACCTACAGAAAAATCTGTCATTATTAAAAATGGTATAGATAAAATTAAACAGGCCCCTCATTATGAAGTGGACAACCCTATAAAAATAATTCATCAAAATACTCCGTGGAGAGGTTTATCTATTTTACTAGGAGCTATGCAATTAATTAAGAATCCATTAATTCAATTAGATGTTTATTCTTCTACAGAAGTTTATGGCAAAGACTTTTATGATCAAAATGATAAACACTATAAACCTTTATATGATCAGGCAGCTCAGTTACCTAATGTCAATTATATTGGCTATAAGTCTAATGAGTATATTAAAGAGAATCTCCATAAATATAATATGTATGCTTACCCAAGTATATTCGAAGAGACCTTTTGCATATCTTTATTAGAATGCATGGCGGCTGGCTTATATTGTATCACTACTGATCTTGGAGCTTTATATGAAACAGGGGCAGAGTTTCCAATGTATATTCCTGTTGATAAAAACTATAGAAGTTTAGCACAAAAATTTGCATATGGTATTGAAGAAGCCTCTAAAACTTTACATCAAAATCAAATAACTAATCATCTAGATTGTCAAGCCAGCTATGCTAATCATTATTACAATTGGAATAGACAAGGAATAGCCTGGGAAAGATTTTTGAAAGGAGCATTAAATGCAGTATCCAAATGAACCAATATGGTTTAAGAATGAAACCAAAGAAGCTAACAAAGATACGAAGGTTACTAATATAAATTTAGGACGTTCGCCCCATAAAATAATGATATGTACTCCAGTTCATAGTGATGTCAGTATGCATTACTGCCAAGCTGTATTAAAAATGCAACAAGAATGTATGAAACGAAATATGTTAGTAAGCTTTACTTTAATGAAGTCTTCATTAGTTACTCAAGGTAGGAATTTATGTGTGTCCGAATTTTTAAATCATGAGGATAAATACACTCATTTATTATTTATAGATTCGGATATTGACTTTAAATTTAGTACCATAGAAAAAATGCTAGAGGCAGATAAAGATATTATATCCTGTCCTTATCCAATGAAACAATTTAGTTGGGATAAAGCTTGGCGAAGACTTACCCACAAATACGACGCTATTACAGATGCAAATGATTTAGCTAAAGCTGGTTATACTTTCCCTATAAAGCTAGGGAAGACATCAGAGATTATAGTAGATAAAGGTATAATGGAAGCTACGCATGCTCCTACGGGATGTATGTTAATTAAACGAAAAGTAATTACCGATCTGATAAAAGCACATCCTGAATTAGAAATATTTCAGCCTACCAATATAAATGGTAAAGAGGTTAAAAAAGATAATTTTTATAATTTATTTGATACGTTACACGAGCCTGAAACTAAACGTTATTTTGGTGAAGACTTTGGTTTTTGTCAAAGATGGCGTAACTTAGGGGGAAAGGTTCATCTATTTATAACTGATTACATTACTCATGTTGGAGAATACCAATATTGTGGAAGGTTTCTTGATGATTTGAGACAGGGAGAAAGACCTGCGAAACCTGTTGACGACACTAAAAAAATCAAATAAACTGCTATATTCAGGATTTCTATGCCTGCTTTACAACTAAAATTTAGACAAAATTATGGCAATAACAGATATAGATATTTCAGAAGAATTCACAGCAGGCGCTCCAAACATTAAACTTAAAGGAGATTTAAGACCTGACTCACCAATGGCTTCTATGGCACCAGGTGGAATAGAAACATTAGATATACAAGATGAAGAAGTACTAACTCCTTATGATTTCCAAATGGAAGAAGGAGTTCAGATTGGCCCTATGGCTGGCGGTGGTGACAGAGGTTGGAGAGCACAAATGTTAGCAGAAGAATTAGCACAGGAACAATATGGAAAAGAATTTTACGATCTTTCTCAAAACAAACAGTTTGAAATATATAATATAGCTCTCGATATGATTGATAGTGGAGGCATGGCTCAAGGCGGAAGAGTTGAATATGGTCTTGGAAACATTGTTAAAAAAATAGGTAAAACTGCTAAGAAAATAGTTAAGTCAGATTTAGGTAAAGCTGCTTTAATAGGTGCAGGTATCTATGGACTAGGTGGAGGTTTTGGAGCTGGTTTTAAATTTGGTAATATACCAGGTGCCTCAGCTTTATTCGGAACGGCAGCAAATGCTGGTTACGCCATGCCTGGTCAAGGTGTTTTCACACCAGGCACAACAGGACTTTTTAGTAAAATGTTAGGTAGCACAGCGGGCAAGATAGGAGTTGGTTCTGCATTGATGACTTATTTAGCAGGTCAAGGTATGGGGGAAGAACAAATAGAAGCGATTAAACAAGATGGAAGTAAGGTAGAACCTTACTTAAGAGACTTATTTAAAAAATTAAATCCCGGGATGCATGATGCAAAAATAGAAGAAATGGTTCAAGTAAACCTTAGTGAATATAAAGCTGACGGTGGAAGAGTGGGATTACGCGGAGGAGGCCCTCATAGTGGTACAAAAGCGTCTGGCGGAGAAGAAACATATACCCCTTTTGAATCTATGGAAGACTATATAAAACACAGAAAAATTATCGAACAGTTAAACCGTGATAATAAAAACAAGCAAGATTATGAAGAAGATAAGCATAGACATAAAGTAATGCAGCAAAAACAATGGGTAGCTGATGGTGGAAGAATTGGATTAGCTTTCGGAGACACGGCTCAGGCAGCAGGCATCATGGGTAACCTACCTGTTAGACAGAATAAAGCAGGGGTAAATGAATTAGACCTTAGAGAAACTGGTGGATTTATTCCTCCCGTTGGTGTAAAAGAAAAAGCAGATGATGTCCCAGCGATGTTATCTAACAATGAATTTGTTTGGACGGCAGATGCAGTAAGAGCAGCTGGAGGCGGAAGCGTCAATAAAGGTGCTCAAATATTACACGATCAAATGAAACAATTAGAGAGTAGGGTAGTATGACAACGCAAAAAATAAAAAAATCAAAAATAAAATCAAAAATAAAAGAAGAAGATTTGATACACGGTCTTATTGAATCTGTTGGAAAAGAGTCAGATAAAGTTTGGAAAAAATCAGTGGAGAAAAAATCAAGTCCTCATATGAGCGTGGACCAAATAGCTGACAGAGCAGATCAAGCACAATATGAATACGCTAGAAAAGTAGCCTCAGGAAAAGGATTAAAACACGGTGGAATAATAAAAGGTTTTCCTA